ACAAGAAAAGTTAAAAGCTATTGGTAACCAAGATGAGGTTTTAAAACTTCAAGGTAAAAGCGAAAGGGAAATTTTGAAAATGAAAATTGCTCAAACTGACCAAACTATTCTTGCTGCTAAAATTGACTTACAAAGAATTGCAACTACTAATGAGCAACAACAAAAAGCAGTAGAATTAAATTATAAATATTTAAAATCGTTTATAGATTTTATTTCTATTCCACAAAGACTTTTATTTGAAACTGGTGCAAATGCTATAAATAAAGTTATTGATTTAATTAATAAAATTCCAGGTGTTGAAATTAAAGCAAGAATAGATGAAAAGTTTGCTGAAAAATCTGCTGATTATATAACTAAATTAGGATTTGACCCAGAAAAAACAAGGTTAGAAGGAGAAAAAACAGTTAAAGAAGCTCAATTAAAATTAGATGAATTAGCTAATCAAAAAGCTGGTTTTCAAAATCAAATTAATAGTATTGATAAACAAGCTGGTGAAGAAGCAGCTAAAATAGCAGAAGATAATGCAAAATCATTAGAAGAAAGTAGAAAGCGTAGCAGAGAAGATGATGAAGCAATAAGAAATGAAATTACACAAGCTATTTCAGATGCACAAGAAAAACAATCTGAATTTTTAATATCAACACAAGAATTTGAAGAAAGAGCAGTAAAAGATAAATATTTTAGATTAATAGAATATGCTAAACAATTTGGTATAGACACTAAAGAATTAGAAATAGCACAAGACAATGAATTAAATGAGATAAGATTAGCAGCACAACAAAAAAGTTTAGAAAATGAAAAAGCTAATTCAGCTGCTAAAATTAAAATAGCAGAAGAAGAAGCAGCAGCAAAACAAAAAGCATTACAATCAATGTCATCTGGTCTTAAAACAGCAGCAAGTTTATTAGGTGAAAGTACAGCAGCTGGAAAAGCAGCAGCAATAGCAGCAACAACAATAGACACAATACAATCAGGAGTTTCAGCATTTAAAGGAATGGTATCAGCAGTGCCAGGACCAGTAGGTATTGCTTTAGGAGCAGTTGCAGCAGCTGGTGCATTAGCTTCAGGTTACGCATCTGTTAAAAAGATTTTAGCAGTTAAAACACCTAATGGTGGTGGTGGTGGTGCTGCACCTTCTGGTGGTGGTGTATCTGCACCAAGTTTTAATTTGTTTGGAACTAATGCTAATCCAATAATAATTCTTTTGTCATCATCAATAGATTTAAATTCAATTCTATGTTGATTTAACGCAACAAAATTTTCTTCAATAGCTGGCATTTTTACCAAGCTAATTGCATCAATACCATCCTTAATATTTTCTTCGTCAATAAATAATTCTATTGTATCTAATTTAGCCATTGTAAATTTGTTTTATTTGGTTTTTTATTGTTGATTCTGCTGCCATAATTATATATTTGTTAGATCATCTGCAATATTATTCATTGCATTGTCAAAGTTTTTCTCTATGTTTTTAATGTTAGCGTCTGCAATTCTTTGCATATAAGGGTTGTTTCTATTAACTTTCTCTGCGTAAACTACAGTTGGTCCTATAGAGCCATACAAAGGTTTTATTACCATACCAAGTGCAAAACTAACAGCCAGTTGTCCTGTTCTTTTTGGTCTAGGTGTTTTAAACCTAAATAAACCAGAATCACCCGAATCGTTTGCACTCTTCTTTATATCAAATATACTTGCTGATATTCCCTCACCAATTCTTTTGCTAACAATCTGAGGGTGTTTAGCAAACTGTTTACCAATCTCATTAAGTCCTTTAATTTTTATAGATACTTCTGCTGGCATATTTATGGTATAAATACTCTCCTATAATTTGCTAATATTTCTTTGTCTAAGTCATCTAATAAATTATCCCACGTAATTTGACTTTGTTGAAAGCCCTCTGCTGATCTACCCTCTGAAATTCTTTTCTTAAATATTCTTGTTACTATTCTTTCTGTTAAGTCACTAATATCAAATGGCAACGTATGCAATGTATCATCATACATATTAATAAAGTCTATTAAATATCCTGCTACATAACTAATTCTAATGTTTTGCAATCCATATGGTAAATCTGTTTGAATAATACCATTACTGTTAATTTCCTGATAATTGTCACTATTAAAATCTACCCAACTAGGGTTACTTTTAGCACCAGTACGATATTGAAATGAACTAATAGAAATTACAGGTGAATTTTTTAAAACTAAATAACCTTTGCGAGAACCGTCAAATAAGCAACCGTCATAAATTTCATTTGAGTAAGTTGTTCTTTGAAAACGTCTATTAGTAGATTTTTCAATAAAGTCAGTTACAGCATAAATAATAGATTTAATTACTGCATCGTAAGTATTAGCAGTTATATCTACTCTTGTCTTTACTCTTGCTTCTGTTGTTAATCCGTATGTTTTTGTTGCCATGTTTTTATGATTATGTTGTATGCCTCAAGTATAACTCAAGGCATACCGCTTAGTCACAAATACTATGCATTACCTACTGCATTAGATGCACCTAGTCCTAGCAATATAGTTGCAGAACCTGCAATTGATGGAGTTGTACCAGCTGTTGTTAGTACTACTCTCAAATAACGCTTGCGAGTAACATTTAGATCAGACAGTCTGATTTCCTTTACCTGATCATTAGCTGTAACTGTGTTTGTTAGACCTGATACTGCTGTAAATGTAGAGTTGTCGTCTGACTCTTCAATACTGAATGTATAAGTCTCATTTCCACTAGCCAAGTCAATTGTACCTGCATTTATTACTGCCATACCGTCTCTGTAACCCTTTGTGTCTACACCTGTACCGTTAGCACTTGCTGTCCTAACTGCTGGAACAAGTGACACTACAGGCTTAACATTATCAAATACTTTCTTCATTGTTTTATTTGATTAACCTAATTTATAATTTTATCAGAATTAAACAAAGTAATTCTTTCCAGTAAATCAGCTTTTGAACCCTCAGAAGATAAGCCTAATTTTTCAGCCTCTTCTTTAAGTTCATTCTTGCTCATTTCACTTAAATCTTTTCTTGGTTCATTCAGCTTATTTTCTTCTATCTCAATAGCCTTACTCTCAAGCAAAAGATTGTTAGGAAAGTTACTAGCTTCAACGTCTGACATTTCAACAATTTCTCCTCGTTCTTTTCTTCCACCCCAAGCAATAGGGTTAAGAACTTTATATTTATTCTTCATAATTATTTGTTGTTAATTTACTATTGATGTTATGGTAAAAAGTAACATTTTAACTTGCTGCTGTAGCAATAGAAACGGCTGCTGCTGGCAAGCCAATTGAGATAGCGTGACGGTGTAGAACTCTTATAGCTGTTTGATTAGCTGCAAAAACGTTCTTACCTCCAACAGTTGCTGAATCTGACTTACTAATTTCAACAGGTCCTCTGTCACCAATAAACAATGCAAGCTTTAGGTTAGCAAATATACCGAACTTTGTACTTGTTGCTGTTGCTGAGTTAGCTGGCAAGTAGTCTGTTGTGTACACTGGATAATCCCATAGAACACCTGCTGGTTGAATACCAATCTTCTTAAAGTTAGCAGCAATCATGCTGTTATTTTGTCCGACTGTATACATTCCGTTAGCTGTCTTTGCTTGTCTAATCTTTGCCCATACTGTTCTGTGGAAATAGAAAGCACATCCTGAAAGGATAGATTCTGCCACGTTAGCAATAACATCTGAAGCTTCGTCTGCTGTAAATGAAGCAAAAGTTGTCTTTGATGAACCGTTTGGCATTGCATATGCTGTAACATCACTTGAACCAAGAATACCTACGAATGGTGAACCTGCAAATATTCCACCAACAAAGCCCTCCTTGTCCATACGAGCTGCTAGACCCTCAGCCGCTAGAGCCAAAAGCCAGTTAGCAACATCTACGTTAGCGTCAGCAATAAGTGTATTACCTACTCTGAAAATAACATACCATGTAGCTACTTGTAGACGTGCATCACCAAATGTCATTGATGTTTCTGAACCCTCCTGATCTTCTCCTAGGTATCCTCCTAGCAAGTCTGCACCAGTATATCTAGGGATATCTAGAGAATCTGTAGACATAGGAAAGAATTGAGCATCACGTGATACTAGACCTACTGACGCTGCAATTCTCATAATACCTGCGTGTACTTCACTAGGTACCATGTAGCCTCCTGTACTGTCATTGTTTGACAATATAGCTGCCTTTTCTCCTCTACTAATTGCCTTTACATCCTTTACAAAAGCAAGCTTAGTTTCATCTGAAATGCCTGAAATGTCATTACCCATTGCCTTTTCAAGCCTCATATGATTGATAATTTCCTTTACCTTTTCTGTAGCAACCTTACCAACTACATCATTAACATTTTTTTCCATTGCCTCATCAACAATAGACTTAAAATTCTTCTTTAAGGTTTCCAATTGTTCTGTATTCATTATTGTTAAATTTAAATTTATAATACTTTCTTAACTTTTATAGATTTTGCCTTTGATAACTTTTCGCTCAAAATTGTACTACATTCTTGTACGAGTTTTCTCATAAATTGAGCCGCGTCATCAGGATTATCTACAATGACTTCTTCAGTCTTTTGACTCTCCAAGTCTTTAGCTATTTCTTTAGCCTTTAGACTCTCTAAAGCCAATGTTGCGTTTTTAATCGTATCCATTATAGCACCTAGCTTTGTTTCAAGTTTAATTGCTGGGGATTCTTTTGCATATTGTTCATACAACTGCTTCATTGAATCAGTTGAAGTTTCAGGTTGAGCAACAATTTCTTTATTTGAAACTTTAACTAATAATCCAGCTGTTTCACTTAGCAAGTTTTTAAAATCCTCAACAGGTGTACTTTCATCAAAATAAACAGAAAAAAATGCGTTCATTATGTCCCATACTGAACCACAATTTTCGTATTTTATTTCCATGTCTGACTTTTTCTTTAATTCTTCTGTTACATCGCTTTTTATAAGGATTCCTTTTGCTACTAATTCATCAACATTAAAACTTTTTG